TCTATAGGCAGCAACACCTGCTCTTGTCATGCCTGCGCCCGATTTAGTCGGGCGATAGTTTTTCTTATTTTTAGAGATTGGATTCTCTCTTTTTCTCATTATTTTTTCTTAGCTGTTTTTGCTGATTCTCTAAACGCTTTAGCTGTAGGTGCACCTTTTGATCCTGGTTTTCTAGGTTTACCACCACGTTTCTTTTTCATCATGATGTTATAGTACAAACCTTTTTTAGCTTTACGTCCGCTTTTAGTTGTATGATATTTACTTGCCATTGTTTTCCTTTTTACATAGGCATCTTTTGCCTAGTATTTTTTCTATTAAATGTTTAAAAAAATTTTTAATTTTTTCCATTATATTTTCTTTACTTTTTTCTTCTTCTTTTTTCTCAACATCGCAAAATCTTTTCCAGAAATTTTACCGTCTTTGTTAGCGTCAAGTTTAGCTTGACCACCTTTTAAAAATCCTGGTTTTTTAATTTGAGAATTGTATCTTCTATTTGGCATTATTTTTTTCCTCCGTTTCTAAATATTTGTGTACCCTTTATACCAAAAATACTGGCAACTACAAGTACCCATAAATTGGTGAACCATTTCGGAAGTTCATGAAAGTACTCGAAGAATAGCTTTACCTTCTCCATAGCAGCCGGATCGTCCGACATCACTGCCCACATTAACACAACGATAGGCGCCGAAATTATTACGAGGACAAATTCGTCCTTATAATCGTTTTGTCTAGCTTCTAACAATTTACCTTGGTAAGATTCTTCACCTCGGGCCATTTTTTCTGCATGCATTAATTGTGCATCAGACATTGCCATCTTAGTCTTCTGGCGGTTAGAATAAATTTTACTTCCCGCTTGTAAAGCGATTTTTGCTAAGCTAAACCAAGCCATACTAGTACCAAGTTATGTCTTTTTGTTTTCTAGCAGCACCAGATCCTTTAACAGGGTTTTTATTACCTGTTGATAAGGCACTTTTGCCTCTAATACTAGTTTCAGATCTTGGATCAGTAATAACTTTACCTTCTTCTATCTTAACTGGTTTAGATTTTTTATAATTCATCATATTTTTATCTCCTATTTGTATTGTTATCTTATTTTGAGTCTTTTTTAAAGCTATTTGACATCTGTTGTTTAACAATTGACGTTTGAGAACGTAATTCTGCTAAATCTTCGTTCTGTTCTAGCTTATCATCGCTAATTTCTTTAGCTTGCACTAATTTTGCTCTATCAATGTTAAATTTTTCTTCATCTGCTTCTGCTTTACGTTGATTTTCCATTGCTCTAAGGTCAACTTCTCTAGATTTTAGTTTTAATAGAGGGTCAGAGTCAAATTGAGACGTAATTTCTTTTTCTTCCTTCATAAAATCAGCCATAGACTCTGCAATTAACACTGCTTTTCTAGCTTCCATGTCCATATTCATTTTTTGTAGTTGTTGTTGAGCTTGCATATCCTGTGGATTCATCTTTGCTTGTTGTTGTAGCACTTGTGCTTGTTGCATCATGTCAGCAAATTCTAATTCAATTTGTTCTTGGGCCATTAAACTTATATGTTCTAAAATATTTTTATGCATTGCAGCCATTACAGGCGGATTGTTTCTAACTAAATTAGTTGCCATAAAATTTAAGTGCGCTGTTATATGTGCAGTATGGTCTTGTCCTCTATATGCTTGAAAAGGTTTACCTGCTAATGCATCAATGTGTTCTAGTGCAGGATCTTTTGGTGCTTTTGGAGCAGGAGGTGGCAATATTTGATCAATATCTTTTACACCAAGTGCCTCGTACATGTTTCTGTATACTGCATTTAAATTATGTATTTGTGGGTTAGACGTAGCTAATTGTAATTCTGTTTGAGCCAAAGATATTCTTTGTGTCATTGAAAATATGTTTGGATCTGCAACAGGTAAAATATCTACTCTATCATCAAAATCTGTTTGTTTAATTACACGTTGTGCACCTATAACATCATAAGGA